CAACGTGGGTAGAGTGGCTAATGGGGTGGCCGCTAGGGTGGACAGACTTAAAGCCAATGGAAACGGACAAGTTCCACTCTGTGCAGCAACAGCTTGGAAAACACTTATAAAAAACATTTGGGAAGATCAAAATGACTGAACCTGTGTACGAATTACACCCCAAAATGCTGCTGGATTCGGCGCTGAAATACGCCGAGCGTGGCTTTCGTGTGCTGCCATTGCACAGCATTAAAAACAACGCGTGTACCTGCGGCAATAGTGTGTGCAAGTCACCTGGCAAACATCCGCTCACGCTACATGGGGCGAACGACGCAACGCTCGACCAAACGCGCATTCGTGGCTATTGGTCAGAATATCCATTCGCCAATATCGGCATTGCGATGGGCGATAACGACATCGTGGCATTGGACGTGGACACGCGAAACAATGGGCACCTGTCGCTTGAGGCGCTCATTCAACAGCACGGCCCATTCCCTGACACCGCCGTTCAGCGCACAGGCAACGGCTGGCACTACTTATTTCGTGTCGATCCCCAAACCATCGCAAATGTGCGTGGATTGCTCGCACAGGGCATTGACATCAAGGCCAATGGCTACATCGTGGCAGAGCCTAGCATCCATCACAGCGGTCGCAGGTACGCGTGGGATGAAGGATTGGATGTATTACAGGGCTTCATCCCCGCCCGCGCGCCAGTGTGGTTAGAACGGCTGATGGTGGACACGGTAGGCGAGCGCACAGCTAGTGTGCCCAACCTACCGACCTTTACGCTGCCAAAACAACTGATGGAAGCTGCCGACGCGCTCGAACACCTAGATGCCAACGATTATCACCAGTGGATTGAAGCAGGCATGGCGCTACACGCCACAGGACTTGGTGACGCGGCTTATCAAGTGTGGGTGGAATGGTCGCAGGAATCTAACAAGTTCGACCACAAGGTGCAGCGCAGCAAGTGGATGAGTTTTGGGCGTGGTAAATCAGCGATCACCATTAAAACCCTTTTCTCACGCGCTCAAGCCGAAGGTTGGATGAACCCAATGTCCATCATCAAAACTACAGCGCCAACGGTTACGCCCACAAGTGCCCAATTTACGGTCGAAACAGGAAACGAATTTGCACGGCGTTTTAAGCCACCAGAATACGTTATAGACGGTTTGCTGCTGCGAGGGTACCTGCATGGGTTAACTGGACTGTCGAACGCAGGAAAGACGGCTATAGGGCTTTCAATGGCAGGTTGCGTGGCGCTTGGTCGGTCATTTGGGCAGCACAAGACAGAACAGGCAAAAGTGCTGTTTCTAGCTGGCGAAAACCCCGAAGACATACGCCTGCGGGTGCGCGGTATGCAAAAGGCATGGTTTCTACCCGATGGCTTTGCCGATCTGACATTTGCTTTTGCGCGGTTTGATCTTGATGCCAATATGTCGCACCTTGAAGCATTGGCAGAACAACACGGCGGGTTTGGGCTGGTGGTTGTGGATAGTTCTGCGGCTTTTTTTGCCGGTCAAGACGAAAATAGCAATACCGACATGGTCATGCACGCCATTAAACTGCGCCGCTTGACCGAACTAGCCGGTCGGCCCGCGGTCATGGTTCTGTGTCATCCAAGCAAATACGCCAGCGGGCATGACGCGCTGATGCCACGCGGCGGCTCGGCGTTCCTGAATGAACTAGACGCGAACCTGACCGCATTTAAGGATGGAGAAGTAGTGCAGTTAGGCTGGAATAAGGTACGCGGCCCCGCGTTTGATTTCATCGACATGAAGCTAGAAGTTCACGTCCACGATGGGATTAAGACAAATCTAGGCTCGGCGGTCACATCCATCGTTGCCACGGCGGTCGATGCGCGTACCACCGACCAACTACAGCGACAGCTAGAAGCAGACGAAAATATGTTGCTGCGCGTCATGTTTGATGAACCCAAACTGTCTTTACGCGATTATGCCGAGCGTTTGGGCTGGCTCACCAAGACAGGTCAGCCATACATTGGCAAAGTTCAGCGGTTGTTTAAAGACCTCGAAAAAGAGAAATTAGTGCGCCGTTATCGCAAGCGTTTTGTGCTTACGGCAGCCGGAAAAAAGGCAAAAGATGAAGGCTAAGATAGGGGGTATTCTGTATCAACATATCTTTGATGTTTTTTGGTGATACAAAAAGGGCAAAGATAGGGGGTCATGTTTTGGGGGTTTTTGTTGGAAAACATACATAAAAACACGCAGTTAGCGCGTTTTTGTATTTGATACGTATCACATCTTTTTGGACAAAAAAATACAAGATTTTGTATTTTATGGTCTTTCTTAAGGGATACGTATCACGATACAGTTGACCAAAAAACGGCGTGTTTGCGCGCCGTTTTTGATGGTCGGAAATTGAACGTTTGAAAGGATTGATATGCGCCGAGCAGCAAGAGTAGATGGAAATCATTCTCAAATAGTGCAGGGGTTTAGAAATGCCGGTTGCGCGGTGTTGTCGCTTGCCGCGCTTGGCAAAGGTGTGCCCGACCTGTTGGTTTCGTTTGGCGGCATCACTTGGCTAGTCGAAGTCAAAATGCCAAAAGGTACATTGACCGAAGATCAAACACGCTTTCTAACAGGTTGGACTGGTTGCCACGCCATTGTCATTGATCAGGTCGGCGTTGAACATGTCGTGCAATCAATGCTCGCGCAATCAATTTCATTGACAAAAACATAAAAAAGTTCAGAATTCGATTGCATTTCCTTAAAAACAAGGAAAAATCTTGGAAAAATACGTTACAAACTTTCTTTTGGCGTTATTGCACAGCGGCACTAATACGCATCTTATGCATTGGGCAACTGACAGCTACGCCAAGCACGTTGCGCTCGGCACATACTATGATTCAATCATCGACCTGGTGGACGCATACGCCGAAGCGTACATGGGCAAGTACGGACAGCTAAAAAAGTTTCCGTCAGAGTATCACCAACACGATGACCCTGTGCGTTACCTTGTCTCAGTCAACAAATTTGTTGGTGATGTGCGCGGCAAACTACCGCAAGACTCCGAACTCAACCAACTGGTAGACAACATTCAAGAACTTTTGGACACAACAATTTACAAACTTAAATACCTCAAGTGAGATAAACATGCCCTCACACTCACCAGCACAAGCACGAATGATGGCTGCGGCAGCGCACAACCCCGAATTCGCTAAGAAAGTGGGCGTGCCTGTTGCCGTTGCGAAAGAGTTTAACCAAGCGGACAAAGGCAAACGATTGGCTGAAGCAATGAAAAAGATGCCTTATCGCAAATAGAGATAAAGAGCGACACAAAACGATGGCAAAAGGAATAAAGACCGGCGGTGGATCACGACAAGGCGTTCCTAACAAAGCTACGCAGGATGTAAGGGCAGCCATTGCACTTATTGCACAACGCAATGTAGAGCGTTTTGAAGGCTGGATTAACCAAGTCGCTGAACAAGACCCCGCAAAAGCGGCTGATCTGTATTTGAAAGCAATCGAGTATCACATCCCTAAACTGGCGCGCACTGAGATGAGTGGGCCTGACGGAGCACCACAGGCAATGCACATCACATGGTCGGAACCAACAAAATAGTCCTGCCCTATGCGCCACGCTACGCGTTCATGCCATTCCACAACCGCACCGAACGCTGGGCGTGTTTGGTCGCGCATCGTCGCGCAGGAAAAACCGTTGCTGCAATTAACGACATCATCCGAGCAGCGATTATGAGCAAAGATAAAATGCCGCTGTTTGGTTACGTTGCGCCCTATCGCTCGCAAGCAAAATCCGTTGTTTGGGATTATCTCAAGCATTACGCACAGCCCATCATGGCTGACAGCAACGAAGCGGAACTGACCGTCACAATGGTCAATGGCGCAAAGATTCGTCTATTTGGCGCGGACAACGCAGACGGTATTCGCGGGTTAGGCTTTTCGGGCGTTTATTTGGATGAATACGGTGATTTCAAACCAAGCGTATTTGGTAACGTCATCCGACCAGCCCTATCCGATAAGCAGGGTTGGTGCGTGTTTGGCGGTACGCCAAAAGGCAAGAATCAGTTTTGGTCGATCTACTCAACCGCACAACGCAGCAAGGGCGAATGGTTTCACTTGACACTGCCCGCCAGCAAGTCAGGACTGTTGCCCGACACCGAATTGGCAGCCGCGCGCGCACAGCTATCCGAAGATCAATATCTGCAAGAATACGAATGCTCATTTGAGGCGGCGATTCTTGGCGCGTTCTACGGCAAGGAATTGCGCGAGGCAGATGACGAAGGTCGCATCACTGCGGTCGAATATCAGTTTGAGTTACCAGTGCATACCGCATGGGATTTAGGCTACCGCGATGACACGGCGATTTGGTTTTATCAAGTTATCGCAGGAGAAATCCACGTCATTGACTATTTCGCGGTATCAGGCGCAAACATCGCCGAACTTGCCGATGTCATCAAGTCAAAACCCTATAAGTATGGCAAGCACTACCTGCCGCACGACGCAAAAGCAAAGACATTAGCAGCACAAGGCAAATCCATCATCGAACAACTTGCCGAGCATCTCGGCATCTCATCGCTCAAGATCGTGCCCGACCTGTCAGTGCAAGACGGTATTCAAGCCGTGCGGCAGATGTTACCGCGCGTGTGGTTTGATGCCGACAACTGTCACGAAGGCATTGAGGCGCTGCGTCAATACCAGCGCGAGTACGATGAAGATAAAAAAGCATTTAGACAAACGCCACGCCACGATTGGACATCTCACCCAGCAGACGCTTTCAGGATGCTCGCAATCGCGTGGCGTGCCGAACCAAAAGTTAAAACACCCGATACAATTCGCCCGCTGATCGTCGGGCCGCAGAATACGGTCACACTGAACGATATGTGGGCAACCACCAAATCACAAAGGAGCAGCAGAATATGAGCGGCGTATCTTATCCCTATCGTTATCAATATGAACACGTTGCAGCTTCACAGACCGCGCAGGTCTTGGGCGGTACAGGTGCAGTCGGTGATTATTTGCACAGGTTGATTTGTACCGTCTCGACCGCAGCAACGGGCAACGTCTTGATCGTTGACGGTTCTGGAGCGGGCATCTTGACGCATACCATACTGCCTGCGTCTGCCGGTACAGGCATCAATGTTTACAACATTGAGATCAATGCTGTGAGCGCAAACGGTGCGTGGAAAGTCACTACCGGCGCAGGCGTTGAGGTCATGGCTGTCGGGATCTTCTCGGCATGATGAATAAGCCGGGGCTGTACGCCAATATCCTAGCCAAGCAGGAACGGATTAAGCACGGTTCGGGCGAGCATATGCGTAAGCCCGGCGAACCAGGCGCACCAACCGCAAAAGCATTCCGTGAATCAGCTAAGACTGCAAAGCCGGAGAAAAAATAAATGGAACAACAAAGCACAGGCGTGCAAAAGTGGATGAACGTTATCGCTCAGTACGACGGTGAGTTTAAGAAATGGGAAGCGCGTACACAAAAGATCATCAAGCGTTACCGCGATGATAATCGTTCCCAAAACACTAACGAAACGGCGAAGTTCAACATCCTGTGGTCAAACGTGCAGACGTTGATCCCCGCCGTTTACGCACGCTTACCAAAAGCCGATGTGTCGCGTCGCTTCGGTGATAATGACCCAATCGGTCGCGTGGCCTCGCAGCTAGTTGAGCGCGCGCTGGACTTTGAGATTGAGCATTACCCCGATTTCCGCGCCACAATGCGTCAATGCGTTGAGGATCGGTTTCTTGGCGGTCGCGGCGTGGCATGGGCGCGGTATGAGCCGCACGTTCGCGCGGTGGGCATTCCCGAAGATGGGCTAGAGATTACCGAAGATGTGGACACCGAGCAGCACGCTGAATCAGAAGATGGCAGCGCAGGTATGCCGCAAATGGCAGAGGAAATCGAATACGAATGCGCGCCGGTTGATTATGTGCATTGGAAGGATTTCGGTCATTCCATCGCACGCACATGGGAAGAAGTGACATGCGTGTGGCGTTGGGTTTACATGACGAAGGACGCGTTGATTGAGCGATTCGGTGAGGAAAAAGCTAAAACCATCCCGCTTGATTCCGCGCCCGACACGCTCAAGCAATACGGTCAATCGACAAAAGAACACACGCGCGCAATGATTTGCGAACTGTGGGATAAAGAATCGGGCAAGGTATATTGGTTGAGCAAGAACGCGCCGCAATACATTGACGTGCGCGATGATCCGTTGGGGCTTGAGGGCTTTTTCCCATGCGCTAAACCGCTGTATGCCACGATGACTAGCGACACGCTAGTGCCTGTGCCTGACTTTGTGCTGTATCAAGATCAGGCGGTCGAACTTGACATCCTGTCTGACCGCATTGATGGTTTGGTCAAGGCACTGCGCGTGCGCGGCGTGTACGACGCTAGTCAGCCAGCATTGCAGCGATTGTTGACAGAAGGCGAAAACAATTCGCTTATCCCTGTGGATAACTGGATGGCGTTTGGTGAAAAGGGCGGGCTAAAGGGCGCGATTGATTTGCTGCCAATTGACATGCTGGCTGCCACGCTCAATCAGTGCTACCAAGCGCGCGCAGACATCAAAAACCAAATCTACGAAATCACAGGACTATCGGACATCTTGCGCGGTGCGTCATTTGCCTCTGAAACCGCAACCGCACAGCAAATCAAAGGGCAGTTTGCGTCGCTGCGTCTGAAGGCCATGCAAGAAGATGTGGCGCTATTTGCGACCGAATTGCTACGTCTCAAGGCGCAAATCATTTGCACCAAGTTTCAGCCGCAAACAATCCTGTCTTACGCCGCTGCGGCGCAGATGGTGCCGCAAGATCAGCAAATGATCCCGCAGGCGCTTGAGCTAATTAAAGACCGTCCGTTGCGTAACTTCCGCATTGACGTTGCTGCCGATAGTTTGGTGCAGTTGGATGAAGCGCAAATGAAGCAGGATCGCGTTGAGTTTATTACCGCGTTTGGCGGGTTCTTGCG